GTCTATTGCTGCCTCACGCGCCTTGTTGCCAGAACGGTTGCCCACCACGCGCAAGGCGTTGTAGCCGCCCGCATTGGCGCCCACCTCAGCCCCACTAGCAGCCCCGATGAAAGCCCCTGTCTTGGGGCCTACACCGAACTTGCGACCGGCCAGGGCTCCCACAGCCGCTCCTACCGGAGCGCCGATGGCCGTGCCTGCACCGACGTTGGCACCATGGACAGCCCAGTTCTTCTTCCGGTTGGTGCCTCTGGGGGAGAACAGCGCCGACTCGCGTGAAGCGACCTTGCTCGCCTTCCAGCGTGCCGAGCGTCCCTCGGGACCCTTCTCGTAGCCCCAGCGCTTCGGACGCTTCTCCCCGACGAACATGTCGTGGGCGCTCTTCTTGACGGCGTGAGACTCGGGCTTCGCCGTATGGTGACGGGCAGCAGCACCTAGGAGGCCACCGGCTCCGATGAAGGCGCCTGCACGAACGAGGTTCTTCTTGCCTGCGAGCTTCAAGCGATAGGCGTCCGTCTTGAATGGCACGGACAATCCTTCTATGAGCTGATTGGCTCCATGGACACCCGCCATCGCGCCGCCCGCCGTAGCCAGCCCGCCACCAGCCGCAAGAGCACCGTTCTGGTACTCCTTCTTCCACGCCTTGCTGACCTCAAAGGGGTCGGCGCTCTTCTTGATGGCGTACCCGGCGCCCGCGCCCGCGAGGGCGGTACCGCCGATGACACCCGCTGCCGTGCGACCAGGATGGGCGGCTGCGCTGACTATGCCCGTGGCAGCGGCGTTCTTGATCTTGTTGCTCGTGGCCCCGGCCAGCCCCCTGGCCTGGGTGCCCATGGCTGTGCCGCGGCTGCCGGCCAGCGTGGACGGTCCCATCCCCGCGGGCTTGCCCTTCACCGCGTTGGCTGCGCCACGAGCGAAGTTGGCGATGGGCTTGAGGCCCATGACCTTGGCGACTTCCTCGTCCCGTTCCACGCCGAATGCGTCGTACATCTCAGACTCCCATCATCAGGTTCTTGCGTACTCCTCGGCCATGTATGGAGAAGGACGTTCTCTTGCCGGTCTTGACGTCGTCCCACTGCTGCTCGTCGTTGACCTTGAAGCCAACCCACCAGCCATGCGGGAGCGCGTCCTCGGCCAGCCCCATCGTGGAGAGCTTCTCCGGGGTGATGACGAAGGACTCGATCAAGTCAGAGGTGTGCAGGGGGTTCTCCCCGTCCCTGCGGTGCATGTCCCCACCCTTGCGGGACTCGATGACGTAGGTGTACGCGGACTTCTCGATCTCCTCGAGCGGGGTGTAGTCCCCCTGGCGATCGATCACCGGCTCCCCATCGACGTGGGTGACCAGGGCGAATCCGAACACCTGATGCTTGTCGTCGTCCCGCTTGGAGATGTCCCCGCTCCACGTCACCGAGGGGGAGTCGTCCTTCTTGACGGTCTCCTTGGCCTTGACGGTCAGGTGGGTGGGTCCGAAGACCTTCTCCCCCGCCTTGTCCAGCGCCGGTGCCAGCTTCATCTTGGGCGCTCTGGGGACGAGCAGCTTGGCCAGGGGCTGACGATTCTTCTTCTCCCGGTAGCGCTTGAACCCCTGGCTGGCCACCACAGGAAGCGTGGTCGCGCCCGTGAGCCCTCCAGCCCCCAGGAGGATCAGGCGCTTGCCTGAGTTCTCCGCTGCTGAGATGGTCTGCTGGGCAGCCCTGGCGCCCTCGGCCGCCGCAGCAGCAGAGGATGCCCGTGAGGTCTCCTCAGCGATGTTGGCGACGTAGCGGGCGACCCGCCCCTTCTTGCGCACGGCCGAGAGCGCCGGCTCAGCATTGGTGCCCGTGATGGATTGAGGCATGGCCTTGCGGGCAAAGGACAGCATCTTCTTGCCGCTCCTCCTGCCCTGCTGCACGGCAGGCTGGGCCGCCTGAGCGCCCTGCTGGATGGTGTTCACGGCCTTGAGCCCCATCTGGACCTTCTTGGAGGGAAGGGCCGGTGCGATGGCGTCCACGGCATCGTGGATGGCCTTGGAGTCAGGGGTGACGGCCTTCTGGACGATCTCAGCGCTCAGGTCGATGGCCTGCTCGGTGGTGATCCTCCCCTGCCTTCTGGCGAGGAGAACGTCTCCCAGAGCCTTCTCCACCTTCTTCTTGGACTCCCGGTCGAGCACCCGGTTGGCGATGATGTCCCCCGCGGTGTTGCCGCCCTGGACAGCCAGCGCCCCACCCGCGCCCACGCGGTACAGCCGGGCTCGGCCGGCATCGGTCTTGAGGTAGGGGGCAACCTTGGCCGTGAGGGGGCCGCCCTTGTAGTAGGCGGGGATGACCTTGTTCCGCAGGGCGGGGTTGCGGGAGGCGCCATAGGCCGCGGCCACACCGGCTGTCAGGCCCACCACATTGGAGACCAGGCCGATCTGCGCCTGCCTCTTGTACTTGCGGCGCTGCTCCTTGGTGGGGTTGTCCGGGGTGCCCAGGGGCTTGGAGACGTGCATCTCGGAGGCATCGTTGGCCTTGGCGATGACGTCGCGCACCTCGCGTGGGTCTACGGCGTCACCGAACAGCTCAGCCACGACCACATCGAGTGCGTCCATGTTCCTATCGTCGCGCATCAGTCACTCCACCTCCGGGGTGTCACGCTCGAGCTGGACCACGATCATGCGGTTCATGATGCTGTCGATGGCCTCGTTGCGCGTGGCTTGAGGGATGCTCTCGATCCACGCATTGGATACGTGGTACTTCCCACTGACCTCGGCCTGGTCAGGTCTACTGGGCCATACCTCGTCGCTGAAGTCGAGCGGCAGGCGCCGGCCGTACCACTCGGGGATGTAGAAGAAGATCGGCTCGACCTTCTGGACCTCGGAGCCTCTGGCGCCTGACGCGAAGCTGACGTAGCTCATGATGGCGTCCTCGTTCATGTCGTTGGTCCCCAGGTCCTCCCCGAGGGAGTACAGGGCCGACGTCCAGGCACCGTCATTGGTGTCATCGCCGTGGCGCTCTCGGTCCGCGGACTCGTTCACCAGCGCGGACATGATCGCTCCAGCGATCTCGTTGGCGCTCGACTTCTCAAACGCATCAGGGTGGTCGATGTAGTAGCCGGCGAACTCGCTGGTGCCGATCGTCTTCCTGATCAGGGTCAGCAACTGATCCCTGTTCTCACCGGCCAGAGCCCTGCGAGCAGGGGAGTACCGCTCGTCCAACTCCTCGCCGTACTGGGCATAGTCCGTGTGCTCGAAGGCTCGCTCCTCGTCATTGAGCGCCTCCTGCTGGTTAGCGCTATGGATGTAGGACCCCTCGAACTTCATGTAGTCCGCGACAGCCTTGTCCCAGGCTGGCGAGTCCCCCGGATCGAACTCGTCGAAATCGACGTACCCAGCGATCCCATGGGGTACACCGTCAGGATGAGGCACGTTCAGATCGACGGGGGTGCCGTGAGTGAACAGGCTGTCCCGATCGATGTGCAGGGCCTTCAGAAAGGTCTCAGCGGGGATGACAACTGGCGAATCATGCACCTGAGGGTCCTCGGGGTTGAGAACCGCCTCGGCTTCGTTGAGGGCGCTCTTGCCCCTCTCGTTGTTCTGGACGATGAAGATCTTGCGCTCGGCCTGGCTCAGGGCGCTGGCACCCTCAGTGGCGTCCAAGGCACTCAGGGCGCTGGGAGCGCTCAGGGCACTCTCTTGACTCAGGGCGCTGGTCCCCAAGGCGCTGGTACTCAGGGCGCTTAGCATCTCCTCGTCCTCAGCCTTCAGGGCGGTGAGGTCACCGCGGACCGCCTTCAGGGCGCTGTGCTTGGTCTCCTTGGTGAGAGCGCTGCGCCCCTCCTCCTCGGCGAACTCCCCATCCGCGTTGCGGTCGTAGGGGTCACCGGGCATGGCCTTGACGACGTCGGTGCCCAGATCGGGGTAGACCATCTCCAGCGTGCAGCGGCAGTTGGGGTGGACCCCGGGCGCGTAGAAGTACCTGCCCGCGGACTCGAAGCGCCGGTGGAGAGGGATGACGACCTGATCGAGGGGACCGCAGACCACGCAGACCCGCTCGTCGTCAGCGGTGACCCAGCGCTTCATGGTGCCCGGGGGAAGCTGTCCAGCGCTGGACAGCATCAGCCAGACCATGTTCCGGCCCACCTGGGTGGCCTTGAACGCCTCGTTGGTGCCCATCCGGTCAGCCCTGATGAGGAAGGCCCGATCGACAAAGGCGCGGCTGGTGGCCGGGATGGGATCGGTGACGTAGTTGGCCTTGTCCTGTGCGAGCAGCCCCTTGACGTAGGAGCGCATCTGGGTGGAGTCCAGCCCGTAGGCCTCCCGTGCCCGCTGCCACGCCAGACGCTCGGACCAGCCAGCGTTGACCTGGGCGTTGAAGGCGTCAGTCAGGGCGAGGATGGAGGAGTCGTTGACGTACTGCCCCAGCTCAGCGGCGTACTCGGTGGCCATCTTCTCGAGCTCGTCGTAGGAGACGCCTCCCGTGGACCCCAGCTTGTAGGCCTGGGTGACGGCCGGTACGGCTGCCTGCAGCCACGCGGGGATGATCCGCTTGTAGATGCGGTCGGCTGAGGCACGGATCTCCTCAGGGGTCTGCGCCTCAGTCTTGCCCAGCTCGTGCTTCATCACGATCCGCAGCACCACCAGGGCTGCCGCGATCCCCATGGCGATCTTGAAGAAGTCGGGATGGTGGTCAGGCCGGGGCTCCTGCGGAGGGGGTGTGAGGGTGCCCCTGTCGAGGAACCCCGGCTGATTGAGGAAGGCCTCGGAGGGGTCGCGAAGCATCTCAGGCTGGATGCTCACGCGGCCTGCCTAGCTCCGGGCTTGAGGCCCATGGCGTGCATGGCGTACTTGACGTCGTGCGAGGTCAAGGTGGCCAGCTGCTTGTGGGTCGGGTTCTTGACCTTCATCAGCCGGAACTCCTGGGACTCCCGCATGAAGTTGACCATGTTCTCCACCCCGCCGCCGTTGCCGTTGTTCGGCCGGGCAGCGAGCTGGGTCACCGCGTCGTTGATGGCCGCGTGGACAGACGGCGTGGTAGCCGTGTACTCCCGGTCCACCAGCATCTTGTCCGCGATCTTCTTCATCTCCGGGGCGGAGTAGTCACGGAACGTGATGGTCTTGGGGAACCGGCGCGACAGGCCCTCGTTGACCTGCATGAACTGGTCCATCCGGTCGGGGTAGCCCGCGAGGATGACCACGGTGTCCTTGAGCTCCTTGGTGAGCATGGGGACCATCTCCTCGATGGCCTTGCGACCGGAGTCGTCGTTGGCCAGTGTGTAGGCCTCGTCGATGATGATGACCCCGCCCGCGGCGTCGTTCAGCGCCTTGCGGGTGTGCTGCTCGACCTGATTGACGAAGGGGCCGGTGATCTCCGACTTGGTCAGCGTGGTGACCTTGGGCTCGTTGGTCAGCCCCAGATCGGCATACAGCGGGGCGATCAGCTCGGCCACGGTGGTCTTGCCCGTGCCGGGGCTGCCGGTGAACACCAGGTGCATGGGGCGTGAGGAGGTCTTCAGACCTGACTTCTCCCGGGCGCTGGCGATGACCGCCTGAGCGACCAGGCCATCGACCTGATGAGCGACTCCGCTCATCCCGATCATCGACCTGAGCTTCTCCTGGTGCGGGGCGGCTGCTGCCTGAAGCTGTGCGGCGTAGTCAGCCCCTTGCTCAGGGGCTCCAGCTTTTGGGAGCCCGGCCTTGATCCTCTCTGTCTCCTCGGGAGAGCCTGACTCGAGCACCTCGATGATCGGCTTGCCGATCTTGGCATCGCGCTCGATCTCGGCCGCCTTCTCGTCGCGCATCTTGTACGCCTGTGCCAGCCGGGCCAGACGCTTGCTCGACTGCTCCACCACGGCCGGGTTCCAGACCGGATCCACGTACTGGGTGTGACCAGCCCGCTGATCCATGATGGCGGCCTGCTTGCCCTTGAGGAAGTTCGCCCGCTCGAGCACCTTGGGTCGGATCTCACTCCAGGTCGCTGCTGCCGTGAGCGGCTTGTCCGTAGGCGAGAGAGCCTGCAGCTCCGGATCACTGGCCAGGAGATCGTCGATGATGGCGGCGTAGTCCTCCACCCTGCGCCCCTTGTCCAGTCCGGGGAACTTGTAGTACTGGGTGCCGATACCGCTCAGCAGGGCCAGCGGGTCTGTGGGGACCTCAGCCACGCTGGCGGTTCCCCCGCTGTTGTAGTTGTCCCACAGCACCGGATCGACGTCGAACAGTTTCTGCTTGCGAATCTCGGCCAGTGAGGCGGCGATGGTTCCGCCCGGATCGCCCTGATCGAGCTTGCGCTGGATCACGTCGAGGTCAGCCGTCATGACAGGGGCGATCTTGATGCTGGCCAGGTCATTGGGGTTGACCGGCATACCCGGGGCGTTCGGATTGTCGGTGCTGTAGTTCGTCTGCTCACGCAGGGCAGCGATGAGCTTCATGGTCGCCTCGCTCTTACGGAACTTGGCGTAGTCCGCAGCCTGCTTGATCTGCTCGGGGGTCTTGGGCGTTGTAGGCCCTCCCGTGGCACCCCCAGTTGCCTCGTCCTTGTCCTCTGTCCTCTCGCGCTCAGGGATGTAGTCCCAGCCGCTGCCGGGCTTGTCCACGGGGCCCGTGACTGTCTCGTTGGGGGACTTGGGCGTGCCGATGATGGAGGCGTTCTGGTAGTTGGTCCGGTCGGCGTGCAGCTTGGCCTTACCCTCGATCGTCTTGTCGTAGTACCCCGACAGGGCCTCGGCAGGACGGATGAACCGGGGCTTGATGTAGCCGGCGTCCGTGCGACCGGGTCCCGGAGCGATGTACTCAGCCCGGGCGATGTAGTACGGGAACTGGTCCTGCAGGGCCTTCATGGCCTTGCCGTAGCCACGCCCGTTGAGGATCAGCGGGTTGAGGTTCTCGGCGTTGGTGATGGTGGCGCTGTCGATGGCCCGGGTGACCTCACGCTGGGCACCTAACTCCTCGGCCGCCTTGATGGGGTCAGGGTTGCCGCCCTGGTCCACGTAGTCGTCGAAGCTGCGGTAGCCGGTGTGTCCCTGCCCGAGCAGCTTGGGGGACTCGTTGAGGGCTTGGATGGCCGCGGCCTCCATGTCAGCCTTGGCGAGCTTGGGGTTGGCCTTCTCCCGCGTGCGCAGCACCTTGAACTCCGGGGTGCCCTCGGTGATGTCAGCGGGGTCCTTGCCCGTCTCCCGGGCGACCTTGTCCCGCAGCTCCTGCTTGCGGGCAGGAGAGATGTCCCCGAGGGTCACGTCCCCGAACTTGACCGCGTCCAGCAGCTGGGCATAGCGGGCGTGCATCCGGCCGGCCTTGTCGTTGAAGCGCCGCGCCCCACGGAAGTTGTCGTCGAACTCCATCGTGTAGGTGCCCGAATGGGACACCACGGTGACGGCCCGTGCGCCCGAGACCAGCCCCACGTAGACGTCCTCCGTGGTCAGGCCGCCGTAGGCGCGGGTGCGGATGTACTCCCCACCGGACAACTGAGACAGGTTGCGCAGGTTGAACGGCAGGTACCAGTCCTCGCCGTAGCCCACAGCCTGGGTGATGACCTTGCCCGAGCGGTTGATGATGATGCCCTGCGAGGGCGGGAGCGTCCCGGACTTCTTGTTGAGCTCGTACAGCTCGGGGCTGGGGAGCAGGTCCTTCATCTTGGCAATCGTGCGGGACTCGGTCCTGTCCTCCCACATGCCCTGCTCAGGCCCGCGCCCGCGAGGGGCAGGGGTGGGGGTGCCGAAGATGAGCGCCTCGTGCGCGGGCCGGCCGCCCTTCTGGGAGACCCGCAGGGAGTCGATGTCGTTCTGGAAGACCGCGTCGGGCTTCTTCTCCACGCCCCGGTAGCGGTAGGCGGCACGACGGGCGCTGGGACCGATGACCCGCTCTGCCTGCGGCTCGTACTTTCCGGCGTACTCTCCGGCCTTCAGGGCGAGCTGAGCCTGCTCGGGCAGGTACTTGCCGCCCATGTCGTAGGCGAGCTTGGAGGAGGCCTCCAGACGCCGCCACTGCCCTGCTGTGGTCCCACGGTCATCGGGCTTGCGGCCGAACTTGTCAGCGAAGGTGGTGTTGCCGTCTGCGGTGTACTCCAGAGCGCCTGGCATATCACGGGAGAGGTTGGCGACGTAGTCGGCAAAGTCCGGGGACGAGCCCATGGCAGCCAGGGCGTCAATGCCCACCTTGCGCATGGCGCCGCCGCCGTCCCATGCCACTGGGCGAGAGGACATCGGCTTCAGGGTGCGGCGCTGGTCGCGAGCCTGCAGGCGCTGGGCACGGCGGGTCTCCGCAGCAGCGAAGTGGCCCTGCCAGTCGCGGTCGTACTCGTCATCGCCCCAGGCCTTGGCGATCTCGTCCACGATGGCCAGGGTGTCTATGGCCCCCTTGGAGACCTGCCGGGACAGCCCACGGCGCACGGTGGCCAAGCGGTGCTGCACGTAGCCCTTGCAGACCTCCTCGATGGCGTCCTTGTGGTACTCCATGAAGGACGTGGTGTTGTCGAACAGCATCTTGGAGACCACGAAGGGGGCCTCCTCTGGGTTGGCCATCACCCACTCGTAGGTCTCGACCGCAGCCGTGAGGTTGAACGGCTCATCCTGGGCAACCCCGAAGAACGCCTTCGTGTAGGTGGTCACTTCTTCTTCTCCTCAGGCTTGCTCTTCTTCGGCGGGAAAGCCTTGCCCTTCGTGCTGTCCACCTTGGGCTTGAGCTTCATCTGCTTGAGCTTCTCCCCGTGGACCTCCTGGCCCTGACGGGACGCCAGTTGAGCCTGACGTACCTTCTCGCGGGCGAGCTGGGCCTCGGTCTTGGTGCCGATCTTCTCCCGCTCCAGGGCCTGCCGGTTGACGGCGTCGGTGTGCTTGAGAGCCATGTCCTTGTCCCGGGTGTCCGGGGGAGCGGTCCTCAGAGCAGCCTGAGCCTTCATCTCCTCGAGCGTCATCTGGTGCTTCTCCTCGGCATGGCGCATCAGCTGCTCCTTGCCGGCCAGATCCAGTTCCCCGCTCTGGACGGTCTGGGCAGACTGGGCCGCCTGCACCTCAGGATTGGACTGCTCCTGAGCCTGCTGCTCCTGCAGGGTCATCTGCTGCTTGGTCTGTTCCACGCCCATACGAGCCTGCTCGGTCTGCAACGGTGCCTGCTCGGCCTGCTGGGTCAGCCCCAGCATCTCCACCCGCTGGGTGGCCAGCCGCATGATGGACGCCTGACGTGCCTCGGTCTCCTTGACCGCTTCACTCGTCTCGTCCATCTTGGGCAGGCGAGCGGCGTCGCGCAGGAACTTCTCCAGCTCGGGGTCCGGGAACCAGGTGATGCCGGCAGAGGTGAGCTGTCCCATGAACTGGGACAACTGGGTCAGATCCGGAGGATCGATGTCGCCTGCCACCAACTGGGGGAGGGAATCGACCTTCCAGCCGTTGACCTCGAAGAGACGGGGGATCGCGTAGCGGTTGAACACGTCCGCGATGGAGTCCGCGATGGACTGGATGCCCGAGCGGAACAGGCCGGTCTTGTCGCTGTGCAGGGAGTAGGAGCCCACGGACTGGTGCCCCACGAGGATGAAGTCAGCCAGCACCGTGCCAAGGATGCGCTCCTCGTAGCGGTTGATGATCCCGTTGATGTCGAACTGGCGTGTCCCACCCCCTCCCAGCAGGGTGAAGTCGAACATGTCGGTCTTGGTGTCCGGGTCCATCATCCTGGGGATGATGATGCCCTCCTGCTCGTTCCTACGGACGCTGCGCACCATCGTGCGGAAGGCATCGACCATCTTGGCCTTCTCCGTGCCCTTGGCTGCGGAGAGGTAGTCGGAGGGGACGCGTGCCATGGGCAGGCCCGCGAGGTCGCGCTCGGCGCCGATGCCCTCCAGCTCCTCGAGGCGCTTCTTCATGTACCAGGGGCGGTAGGCGTTCCTCAGGAAGGAACGGCCCTCGGGGTTGCCCTTGGCCGTCGATACCCGGAACAGCAGGGACTTCTCGATGGGGATGACGACCTGCTTGTAGGCAGGGGGAGCCATCTGGACCATGGCGGTGATGCCACCGGTCTCATCGAAGATCCACCGTGTGAGGGTCTCCTGAGCGCGGATGGGGATCTTGCGCCAGCCGATCTTGTTGTCCGTGTGCTTGGAGCGCTTCTTTGGATCGCGCTCCCACGGCCCCACGCGCTTCTTGTAGATGATCTCGTGCCAGCTCCACCCGAAGGGGAGCATGGACAGGATCTCGGAGATGACGTCGTCCCACGTCGTGGACATGTCCTCCATGCACTCTTCCACGAACTCGGCGGCCTTCTTGGCCTCGGCATCCGTCCCGGAGGGCTCCACGCGCCAGGTGATCTGCCTCAGCAGGCGATCGACGGCGAAGAGCAGCGCCCCCACGATGGGGTCGTTGTCACTCATCTCCTTGTAGACCTGGACGGCCTTACGACCCTTGAGCTGGGGCAGGAACTCCTCGCTGATGTACCCAGAGGTCCTGCGCAGGCCCGTGGCGCCCAGTTCGATCATGGGGGAGACGTTCTTGGGGACCTCTTGCCCCGGGAACATGTCTGTCCCACCCTCATATCGAGTCACGCTCATGCGTTCATCCTCTCAGCAACGGCAATCACACCAGCAGGCTGAAACCGCCGACAGGCTCGGGATCCTTGACATAGACCTCGGCTTGGGCCGGGGAGAACATCTTCTCGGTCGCGCTGGGCTCGTTGTCCCGGGTCACCGTGATGGGTCCGGCCGGCTTGCCCCCACGGCTCATCAGCTTGAAGGCCAGCGAGAAGGAGCAGACCTCGTCGGGAAGGTGGAACTCCTGGGCGTTGGAGTACAGGTCCCCCACCTGGCAGAACTTGTGGGCGGTGAAGGCCGTCTTGATGCGCGGGGCTCTGAGCCTGCCCTTCTCCACGCCGTTGACGTACTCGGTCAGCATGGCCGCCCGCTTCTCGCCCGTCATGGTGAACCCTCGCGCACGGATGTCCACGTAGTCGGAGACCACGTTGCCCAGGCCCGTGGAGTCATGGATGGCATCGGCGCTGTACTTCGTGATCGCGTCGTTGAACCAGCCGATCATCTGCGGGTAGGGGCGACGGTTGACCCTCAGGTAGTAGACCAGCTCGAAGGGCTCCCGGTCCCCTCTCCACACGCTGATGACCGTGTAGTCCTTCTCCTTGCCCCAGTCGGCCGCGGCCACGTAGTAGGCGTCCCGCTGGTACTCGGCGAAGGTGTACTCCTCGAAGTCCTTGCTGACCTTCTCCCTCAGGGGCTCTGGTTTCACGTGGAACATTGCCTCCACGGCCTCGGTGTTGAAGGCACGGTTGCCGATGGAGGGCTCACCCAGCTCGTACTCCGTGCGCCACATGGCCTCGGGGATGGTGCGCTTCTTCTCCTCGATCGTCTCAGGGGTCAGCCACCCGTCAATGGGGTTGGCCGAGCACCACATGCAGTTACTCACCACTATATGATTGGCATGGAACTCGTGGCACTCCTCCACGCCAATGTCCCATACGGGAAGGACTAGACCATGGCTGATCACTGCTGTGACTGTGGGATTGCTACCAAGGGGTACGGACTGCGGTGCAAGCGATGTTCCAACGTCTTCAAGGCCAAGAGAATCACTGTCGAAGAACTGATCTTCGACACCGACGATTGCATTCTCTGGCGCTGGTCCACGCTCAATGGCTATGGGCACAAGGTCTATAAGAGGAACGGGAAGGTTACCTCCACCACCGCTCACAGATGGGTGTGGGAGCAGATCTACGGGGAGATCCCCGCCGACAAGCAACTTGACCATCTGTGCCGGATTACTCTTTGCGTCAATCCCCGGCACATGGAAATCGTGTCCCGATCCACGAACATGATCCGCGCCAAGGTTCACCAGCCCAGGAATAGCGTCTGTGGCAGGGGGCATGACATGACTGACCCCAGTAACATCCGTATCCGAAAGGATAGGGGGCATCGCGTCTGCGTTGCGTGCGTCAGAATACAAAACGCTGCTGCTGGTGAGAAGGCCCGCCTCAACAAAGCCCTCAGTAGTGGCGACCTTGTGGTCAGCCGTGAGGGTGATGCTTAGGCCATTACTAAGCATCACGGTGATAGTCGGTTTGTATCCCATGAACGTCACATGCTGAACAGGCTTCCATCCTTCTCTGGTCATGACGTGATCACCAGTAGTAACGCTCTGGACAGGAACCTGACCGCGATCCGTAGTTACCTCGGAGTCTTGAGCGATGCACCACTGGATGATCGGATCTCCGTTGTCGATGAAGCGACGATGCATCTCCGCGAACGTTTTGTCCGGATATTGCCATGTAGAACTCAGCACTGTGAAAGGCTCGTTGATCTCCCCGAGGTAGTTCTTCTGCGGCATCGGCTGACCCAGCGCTGCGTCGAGGATGCTCTGGTCAACCTCGTCAATCTCATCGATCAAGAGTGTGGCAGGGTGAGGGCCACGGACGGTCTTCTGGCTGGCGGTAAGCGGACGGATGTTGGCGCCGTTGGTCAGGTGGATAAGTTGATTGCCCTCGGACTCGATCATGTAGCGAGGGGAGTTCTTGTAGTACATGGCGGCGCGCATATGAAGATGGATATTTGCCGACTGGCTCAACGACCCTCCGAGAAGGTTGACATCGCTGCCCTGGAGGAACGCCTTGGTGATCCCCAGGATGGAGAGCATGAAGCTCTTGCCCGAG